TCGATAAGCGACCGTAGATCCCTAATATCCCCGCCAGCGGACTCGTCATGCAATCCCACAGACTCGAGCGCCTCTTTCGCCCCCTTCTTCGCAGCGGAGTCGATAAGAGCCTCAAGCTCAACCTGCGAGAGAACAATCTTCGGTACGACTGTTCTGCGGACTCGTTTTGTAGTCATAGTTCCGCGCTGTGTGTTGCTTCAGAATTGTTAAGCAAAGCTGAAACACTTCCGATCGCTAACGAAGCCGCTAAGATCAAATAGCCGGAAGTGGTAATGCTATTCGCAACCAGACCAGTCGTGTTTGAAAGATTTTGAGCGCCGAAAGTAACGGACGGCAAGTCCCTCATTGTGACGGGATACCGCAAAGGACAAGAAACGCCGCTGCCCGCCGTCCCGCTATACCCCTGAACGCCGAAATGGTTGATAGCAGTCCCTGTTGTCCAGTAGTATCGCTGACACATCGTTAATTCCGGGCCGATCATCCGATGTTCAAACGGAGTAACTACATCTCCAAGCTCCAACTGCACGTCCCTAATCGTAAAAGTTTGCGACCCAATCAAAGCTCCTGTCGTGAACACAATTTCAATACCCGTTGTCGCTGATCCACTAACAGCAATCTGTGCGTTGTATGTAGCTTCGCTCGATGTAATAGAAAAAGTACCCGTTGCAATCTGCGTCCTAGTCGGAGACGCAAGCGTCCCGAATGTGTCAACGGTATTCGCGTAGTACGCAGTCCATGTCACACTTGTAATAGAACTCGACGATATTTTTGCAGATAGTGTGCAAGTTTTACCCGCCAAATCTCTAGAATTCGCCGCCTCAATTCGCTGACCAAACCCTAGCCCAGTATTCGACGAGGCGCCAGTAAAACGGTAAAAGTATGGCGATGTTGACGCAGGCAGATATTGAGCACCGGTAATGTTGGCACCAGTGCAGTAGGCATACCATCGATCAACAGTATAGGCGATTGCCGCCCCTGCAGTAATTGTTTGATTAGCCCCAGCGTTCCTTTGATCTATACGCATCGCTCCGTTTATAAGGCGATTCCTAAACATCGAAGTAGCGCCACTATTTACTACGTCGCGAACGTATTCCGTCGTCGCAATCTTCGTCGAGTCATCTGCAACGCCCGGAGATGGCGATGTTGGCGTACCCGTAAGTGTCGCATTCGCTGTAAGCGTAAACGTATCGTTTGATGTGTTAAGCGTTCCAATCGTAATCCATGCGTCGTTATCTCCGTTCCGCATCTTAAAGATCGCGGGGCTAACGCTTGTGTCAATCCATACTTGATACGCAAACGTAGGAGACGGCGCGGAGCTTCCTGAATTACTCGAGGCAAGCGCCTGTAATGCATTGTTAAGATCGGAGCGGAATCCGGGGAAGCCCTGATTCGCAATCGTAAAATCATTCTGACTCATATCTGTTCCCCAAATCCTCTAGCAACCCAGTCGAACGTCCTGCTTACCGCCGTATTCGACGAATTGAAAAACTGTATTGTAAATCCCGTTCTGCTCTTCGATGTGAGAGAGAAATAGTCGCCCGTCGCCATGTTCTGCGCCGATATCGCTACAGCAGGAGACTCCTTAAAGGCGGGGCTATATGTTACCGCGTAGGCAGCGGCACCGCTTACGATATCGTTATCAAACGCAACCCTATCCGGCATGTCACACGATACAGATAGGCTATCTATCGCGGGGCTAGCAGCGGTTGTAGCTGCAGACAGAACCGCCTTAAACCTAACCGCTCGAGCGCGATATTCCCCGGCGAAGAACTTGCGATACGCGCTCCACGTCGGCGTCCCCGCTGGATTGTCATCGGTTGTTGATATGTAAAGTTCGACGCTAATATCGTCGAACTGATCAATGTCTCCATCGAACAAACCTGAGCGATCGTCGAACAACCCGCCAGCATCATCGAAGGTATTTACAAAATCCTCACGGAGTACACTTAGGCCCGCGCTTAGTTTTGATGTATAGATTTGGCCTAAATCAATCGTGTTAGAAAATAAATATTCCCCCGAAGTCTGCCCCGTTGATAACTGTAGTCGGCTAGAAACAACCGAGCAGTTAGTCTTTGTGCCAGAGAAAGACGGAGACTCGGTTATTGTCGCTATAACGTTCTGATATACGGCCTTAGGAACAAGGTTAACAATTGTTGCCGCGTTAAGCGACTGATTATTAAGCTTGTCATAGGCTTTTATCATATATGTCCCCGTAAGGGCGGGAACGACAACAGAAGCCGCTGGGCGCGAAACCTTCTCTACTAGATCAACTCCGTTGCTATAAGTAGCGCCTGTAGTTGTTGGGCTAAATCGAATCTTGTAATGCGATAGGTCGAGATCGGCAACAGGAGTCCAAGAGAGGTGCGCATCGCCTTCGATAATATTAGCGGAGAAGCCCGTAACATCTGAAGGCGGCGCCGTCTTTCCGACGATAACGTGGTTCTTCGTTGTATACGCTGACGCGACCCCTATCGTTGAGATAGACCTCGCTCGCACGTTATAGGTAGCGCCATCAACAACGCCCTTAAGCTCAAAGATATTACCGCTTGCTTGCCCGAGGTTCGCGTAGTCAGAAGCGGTGGATATTTTCGCTTCGACTTCATACCGATCACGGAAAAACCCCCCACCTGTTACGTTAACGACAAGCGTTGTAACAATCGTCTCGGACTCGGCGCGAAGTTCGTCAGAGGTTGCGATTCCGGGCGCAATAATCGAGAACGGATTCGGTAGATTTGTATTCGGCGCCGGATCAAGCGCACTTTCTTCCGAGGTTTGCCAGTCGTATACGGTGCTCGAAGTCTCTCTTAGGTCGAGATCGAAGCCAATTAACGGCGCATTATCCTGAGCTTCGAACGCTATCGTATTGCCAACAACCTCGAATGGTTTGTTAGACCAACCGAGTCGCGTGTTGTTGATGTAGACAACATCACCCACCTGCACATTCATCGCCGTAAGCTTCGCCGGATATGACAGCGTAATCTCTTGCCGCGACTTTAAGAGATCGATCTTGGCTAGCCTCTGCGCCATAGACGACGAGGTTGTAAACGGCAGCGAGATATCTTTCCATACCTGTTGATTGTTGTCTTGTGCGATATATGTTGTGCTTTTAATCGGCGGGAAGTCGGTTGGTTGCCACAAGTTATCCGGCGACGCGAACAATCCTTTAATGCTATTAAACTGCTGCGCTCGAGATACCTTGGTCTTAATCCGCATCCCAGACCGGAGATCGTCTTCGTCGAGCGTAATCGTTGGCGTGTTATACGCGCCCGCTAAGATTACCCATTTGCCGTTGGTATAGATAAGCTTTCCTGCCATTGCAGTTACGAGCTTATTCAGAATATCTTCTGGCGTCTCGGCGGTATCAAACGTGCCGTTAGCGGCATACCGCGTTTCTGTCCCGCCCGCTGATAACGGAACTGTTTCATCACATATATTCGCAGCGGCGATCGCAGCAGCGGAATCAATTTCCGCAGCAGCAAACCCAAGCCCGTACCTAGCATTACTTAAATAATCATAGATAACCAATGCTGGGTTCGTTGAATACGTTGTAGTTAGAGTCCTCGGGTCATACAGCTTCTTCCCCTGCACAATAGCCGTTATATTCGGGATGCCGTTAGGGAAGACATCGGTGCTAAATTTAAGCCGCACATAAATCGCGGCCCTACCAAGCAACCTATGATTCGCCGTCCAATAGCCGTTAGACTCCGCTACTAAATCCGCAAATGCCGCCTGATTGTCCGTACCAAGCGCCTTCTTAATCCTTACATAGCCCGCGTAGATCGCATCAGTAGCGTCGCCGTTTGCGTCAAGAGTTACCTCTTTATCATCAAAATAAATCTTTTCTATAGCGTTGACTTCGTGAGCAGCGAGAACGATAACGAGATGAAGGTATTCATTACTAACGCTCGTCGTCTCCATGTAGACAACCGGCCCGCCTACCCGTACTCGACCATAGATTACCCTCTGCGGGGATATCGGATCTCTCCGGCTAACCATCCTTCCGGTAGACTGGTTCTGAAATGCTGACCGCGCTTTATTTTCCGCCATTAAATAAGCGGCGCCAGCCACAATAAATGACACTATCGCTAGTTTTAGCGCAGTAGCTACCGCAGTACCGATCGCTACCTGTGCGCCATAAGTAACAACTGCGGCAACTATCGCTGGCGGCATGTCCAAGCCTTTTTAGCGTAAGCCATACTTAAAAACTTTACACCCGCCGGTCCCGCAGACGCGAAGACCCGCCCAACACAAAGCCCTAGAGCGTCCCCTCCGGTTGAGGGAAACAAGATTACATCGCCCCTCTGTGCAGCGAATCGGTTTATTGTAATAAGCATAGAATCGACAAGCTTTTCTAAGCCACCGTAAGCATACAACCTTCGCGAAGCGCCGAACTTCGTTTTATAGCCACGGAAGTTCTCGGCGAAATCTATGTTGTGTAGTTCGCGAACAGCGTCCGCAACGAATAGGCAGCAGTCATTCTTGCCCCACTCAAACGGCATTTCTCGGCGCTCGAGCAAGAACGCTTCAAGTAGTCGAAGCTTATCTTGATCCATTAGGTCTGCACGCCGTCATATACGTTTGACGACGGCTGCGCCGCCTCTACTGTATTTCCGGCCCGCCCCCAAGGTATCTCTTTGTCCTGCAGCGCGGGGATAAACTCCATTCCTAGATCACCCGGAAACTCCCTCTGTTGATCCTGATCCGTATACCTCGACGCCCTTGGTCGCGAAAGATCAATTAGCCGCGATTCGTATGTAATCGCAATCGAGCAGGTTTCGGCATCCTCAGAGATAACAGGAGTATCAATCCGACCTTCAAACAAAAGATATGGGTCGGCAACGATCGTCCCACTAGAAAGGAATCCTAGCCATACCTTTCCTAGCGCCCCTTGCCTTACGTCTTGCAGGACAAGCGAGATCATGTCAGCAGGGATGCCGTTAAACGTAACAACAATTCCGGTAGCCTTAATCTCCGCAGTCTCTTCGATGTTAGAAATCTGCACAAGGTTTCCGGCGCCGATCCATGTCTGCGCGTCCCAAGTGATATCACCAAGACCGCTCCACATACGGACGTTTCCAGAGGAGAACTCTCCGTATAAGAAGATAATCGGGCTAACGCTCGCAGAGCTAATCTGCGACAACATCCCCGCCGAAAGACCGCGACTCATAGTGCCTCCGTAGCGGAAAACGCGATCCCGTACTTAGAGACGTAATCCGCGTCCCAACCGAGATCGTTAACGTCCATGCGGAACACACCGCAAGGCGACACGAATGTCACCGCAGCGCCGCTTGATGCCGTTGCTTTAATCGTTGGCTCTACGCTTACGCCTACAACACCGGAGCCGTTGCTCGTCGCATCTGCGGTAATCATGTACAGCTTCGAGGCGGAAGTGCTTCCGATCTGAATGTAGTCCCCCGCCCTAAACGCAACAATGCTATTGCCAACCCCTGTAATCGACACATCATAGTCACCGATAGCCACAGCAGCGTTAAGCGTCGGTGTAGCCGATAGACTAATCGCCCCTCGAGGGTTTTTAGCGTCCGGGTCGCCAAGCAGAAACGTTCCGCGCCGACCATGAAGCTTCATGAAGAAGCTTTGCCACTCCGCCGCCACCGCTCGCTTCATCGGAGGAAGCTTTAGCTCTGCGGTCCATAGCGCCATGCTGTATTCATAAGTCTGCTGCTGGCCGGTAAACGGGCTTTGTGCGACCGCAACTGCTCTACGAATCGCGAACTTCGAAGACACAAACCCCGGTGTCGCCGGTAGCGACAAAGGATAGGATGGTGCTGGCATTATGCGAACGCCTTTCTATACGATCCGCCTCGCGTAGCCGCTTGCGCTACGGCGGCTTTAGTAACCTCGGCGATCTGCGGCATCATGTTACTAATCTCCGCCCGGACCGTAGCCTGAACGCCGGTGGTTATCGCGATAGTCTGATGTACAACCACGCCACCGCCGCCAGACAAAGCGGATCGCGTGTTGTTGGAATTTAGGATTGTACCGGCGGACTGCGGCACAAAAAGCTCAGGCCCGCGCTCTCCTACGATCGTAGGCATACCCGAAGATACCGCGCCGCCGGTCGCTCGTGGCGAACCAAGGTTTGCCCCGATAACACCGTATGAAGACCCAAGAGCAACCTGCTCGGTTGTCGGCATCCCTAAAGCGGAGCGAATCGAATTCATAATCGGAACCACAACAAGCATCTTCGTAACCTCCTGAAGAAGCATCGTTGTCAGATTCCTAAAGAAGTTCTTAAACGCCTCTCCCGCAGTCTCGACACCGGTAAAGATATTGACTAGCGTGCTTGTCATCGCGGTTTCTGTCTGATTAATAACCTCCCCGACTGCCTTCATAAGCGGGTTAGTCATAACAAGCTGCTCGTTAAGCTTTTTAATCGCTCGCGTGTATTCCTCTACGCCAACCTTCCCAGCCGCCCTAGCTGCCTCAACGTCGGCGAGTGTCTGCCGAAGCTTCTCTTCTTCCGTTGCGAAGGATTTTACGGCGCTTACTCCCGCTCCTATGCTTTCCTTAATCTTCTCTGCATTCTTAATTTCGTTAAACACCGCCCGCGCTTGCTCGTATAGGGCGCTTAATTGACCATCGGTAAGCACCTTCCTCGCCGACTCAGTAAGCTTTGCAAAAAATACCTCGAATTCATCAGTTGTTTTCGCCTCAAGCTTAAGATCCTCGAGCGACTTCTGAACGTCTTTAAATGCCTCGAGTCTTTTTAGCCCCCGGAAACTTTCAAATAACTTTGATAAGTCTACGTTGTACTTTTCGAGAAGGGCTACAGTGTCATCACCAATAAACTGCCTAAATTGCTTCTGCAGGTCCGACATCGAACCTTCTTTCCCCATTACTTCAATCTGCCGCCGCAATCTAAACATAGCAGCATCGGCCTTAGACATTTCGACGGCTTCTACAGCGGTTTGTAGCTCCTTAAGGTCGTTTAGATTACCCTTAAAAATTCCGCTCTGATTTACTTGAGCAAGTAGCCCCGATGCTTTTACTGCGGCAATAAGTTCTTTCGACCATCCCTGCACCTCGAGCTTGTTTGCAGCCGTCTCATTTTTTAGATCTTGTAGAGCGTCCGTAAACTTCTGAGCTCGTTCAACGGGTTTGTTACCAAGGGCTTTCTCAATCTGTTTACTAGCCCGCTCCATTGCATCCTCAAGATCTTCTGATTCCTCTACCGTCTTAAACAGTTTTTTATTAATCGCCTCCATTGCAGGGTCAAGTATTCCAAGCGCCTCCGACGCCGCCAACAGAGCGAGGGCTAGCACCATCACCTTGTTTTTCATTAGCAGCGTAGAAAGAGCGGCGAATGCGGCAGCGGCCTTCCCTGTACTAAGGGCGAACGTAATCATCGCTGTTGCTAATATCTTAAGCTGCTGCGCTAGAAGGATTCCTGAAAACCACAGCATAAACTTTACTAACAGCTCAAAGTTATTCTTTAAAAACGTAATTGCGCTATTTAATCCACGAACCGCAGCGGCTAACACTTGACCAATCGTGTGTGCCAGCGACTCTCCGTTGTTAGTTGTTTGTGTAAGCGCCGATACTAAATCGATTAACGCGGTTCTAAGCCCACCCTCGCCAATGCTTTTATAAAAGAAGTTAACCGCATCATCCAAGTTAGAAAACTTTCCTGTTAGGGTGTCTGCGGCTTCCTTCGTTGCATTAGCGAAGTTCGTCTGAGCGATTTTCTGCAGATATTCGACGATGTTGCTTTTATTAATCGTCGTCGATACCCCCTTAAACGTAGCGACCGCTTGATCGCCTTCGGTGCGGACGATAATGCCGAGGCTCTTAAGCATCTCAAATTCGCCAGTAGTCGCATTCATAATCGCCTGTGCGACAT